ACGGGTAAAGTGCCCTTATTGCGGCTACTCCATGCTTATTTTTTTTACCGAAAAATCAGATTGTCATGGAGTAACCGTCCCATGTAAAGGGCGGAATTGTGGAAAGGAATTTGAAATCAAGATAAGAAACGGAGAGCAAATCAAGTAGAGCCATTATGAGCCGATGATTTCTCTCACTGAAAAGTGAGGTGGAATAAATGGCTTATGATGGAACTGTAAAGATTGGCACAGAGCTGGATAGCAGCGGAATCAAAAAAGGCATAGACGACATTAACGGAACGGCGCAATCGGGGTTCTCAAAATTTAGTGAGATCGGAAAGAATGCGCTGTCTGTATTTGCCGGAAATATGCTGACTGGATTTGCGTCCCAAGCGAAGAATGCCGCGGCTGCAGTCTTGGATATCGGCATGAGCTTTGAGGCTGGAATGTCGAAAGTAGAGGCGATTTCCGGTGCGACTGGAGAGGACCTGGCAGCCCTGACAGACAAAGCAAAAGAAATGGGTGCAAAGACGAAGTTCAGCGCCACCGAATCCGCCGAGGCGATGCAGTACATGGCGATGGCTGGATGGAAAACCGCCGATATGCTAAACGGTATCGAGGGTATCATGAACCTCGCCGCAGCATCCGGCGAAGATCTGGCTACGACTTCTGATATTGTCACGGATGCCCTTACTGCGTTCGGCTTGTCGGCGCAGGACTCCACTCATTTCGCGGATATACTGGCACAGGCGTCCTCCAACGCAAACACCAACGTCAGCATGATGGGCGAGACGTTTAAGTACGTGGCTCCGGTCGCTGGTGCGATGGGATATTCGGCGGAGGATGTGGCGCTGGCGGTCGGATTGATGGCGAACTCCGGTATCAAAGCCAGCCAGGCGGGTACCTCACTGAAAGCGGCGCTGGTAAACATGGTAAAGCCAACGGATGATATGCGGGGCGTTATGGAGCGGCTTGGCATATCGATCCAAAATGCTGACGGCAGCATTAAGCCATTCGGAGAGCTGATCGGGGATCTGCGAGATAAGTTTGCGATCACCACGGACGCGGAGCGCGCTCAGAACTATGCGATGGCGGAGCAGAAACTTACAGCGGAGGGGCTGGCAGACAGCCTGTCAGGGTTAAGTGGAGAGCAGCGGAATGCACAAATCGCATACCTTGAAGGCGTTGAGCTTATCAAGGATATGACCAAAGAAGAGATTAAGGCTCAAGCAAAGCAGAAGCTCGGAATCAAGCTGACGAAAGAAAGACGGCTCTCGGAGGAAGAGCTATATCAGCTTGCATCTTCCCTCGGTAAAGAATCGTTGGATGGCATGACGGCGGCGATGCAGGAGGAAGCGGCTGCGACCCTGTTTGGAAAAGAAGCTATGTCCGGAATGCTGGCGATCATCAATGCATCAGACGCAGACTATGAAAAACTGGCAGGTTCGATCGAAAACTGTGACGGCGCTGCGGCGGCAATGGCGGAAACCATGCAAGACAACCTGGAAGGACAGCTTACGATCTTCCGTTCGGCCAGAGAAGCGCTTGCGCAGGAGATTTATGAATCCATTCAGGAACCGCTTAAAAATCTTACCAAAGTAGGAATTGAAGCGGTATCAAATCTGACACAGGGATTCAGCGAAGGCGGCGTCATGGGAATGATCGACGCTGCCGGTCAGATGGCGAATGCATTTGCTGAGAATCTTCCATCGATTATCGAACAGGGGCTTCCGCTGGTAGAGGGCTTTACCGAAAACTTACGTTCCAACGCCGGAAAACTGGTTGATGGCGGCATTGATTTGATATTAAAGCTGGCACAGGGTCTGATGGACGGGCTGCCCGCGATGCTTCAGTATGTTCCGCAGATCATCATAAACATTGCCGGAATCATCAATGACAACGCACCAAAGCTGTTAATGGCCGGTGTACAGTTGATAGTGGTTCTTGGAAAAGGACTGATTCAGGCAATTCCGGATCTTATTGCAGCCTTGCCGCAAATTATCCAGGCGATCGTAAGTACCTTGCAGGCATTTAACTGGGTTAATTCTGGAATATATATTATTACGCTGCTGAGAAATGGCATTATATCAATGGTAGGTGCGATTGCCTCAGCTGCTGCAGAGATACTCAAAGCAATTGTTGGAGCAATACAGAGTTTGCCGCAAAAGCTTCTTGAAATTGCCAAAAAGGCAGGTGAAGGAATTTCAAGTGGCCTAAAAGGGATGCTCGGAGCGATTAGAGGAGCGGCTACCAGCATCCTGAGTGGCATTGTGAGTGCTCTCACATCGCTGCCGTCCAAACTCTTAGGTCTTGCGAAAAATGGCACCCAGAGCATCGTCAAGGGATTCACAGGGCAGTCGTGGGGCAATATCGGAAAGAATATCATCACAGGCATTACAGCCGGAATCACGGGTTCGGTTGGAAAGCTGGCAGAGGCGGCGAAGAATGCAGCGAAGAAAGCGTTTGACGCGGCAAAGGATTTCCTTGGTATTCATTCCCCATCGAAGCTGATGCGGGACGTTATCGGTAAAAACATGATCGCCGGATTTGAGAGCGGTATTGTCGAAGAAACACCAAGCCTCGAAAAAACGTCTGCTAATTCTGCGCAGAGAGCGGTTGAAAGCATGAAAGGCGTTGCGCTGCAGAGGTCTGGAGTTGTGACGGCTGGAAGCTCACCCAGGACACTGTCGGTTTCGGATGGCAGATCCGGTGGCACTACGGTGGTACTTGAAAAAGGCAGCATTATTGGAGATGTAACGATGGACGGCGAAAAAGTTGGCACGATTGTGGCACCGACCGTTGATATTGAGATAGAAAAGGCACGAAGGGAGAGTGAACGATGATAGACGTGCAGTTTGGAGAATTAAAAAGCTATACAGATTGGGGATTGAAGCTGGAATCCATAACTCTCACATTCCCAGAAGCCAAAACAGACCAGATTGACATTCCAGGAGCTAACGGGCTTCTGGACTTGTCAGAGGTAAACGGGCAGATTTGTTATAAAAACCGGACATTAACCCTGTCATTCTCTCTGGAGGATGATTATACAGAATGGCATGATTTAAGCAGCGAGATTGCCAGGGTGTTGCATGGCAAAATTATCAAGTGCACCCTTCCGGATGATCTGGATCATTACTATGAGGGCAGGTTCTCGTTACAGACCGACAAAAAGAATGATGTAATAGCCGACTTCGTTATTGTCGGAGATGTGCACCCTTTCAAGATGGAACACCTTACTGCAGCAGATAATTGGCTCTGGGATCCATTCTCGTTCGAAAGTGGAGTTGCCAGAGGCTACGGAGAAATGCAGGTTTCCGGTTTTGCATCGGTGGATGTGGTCGGCTCTGATATGCCAATAGTGCCAGAGATTACCTGTAGCGCTGCTATGAAGGTAGAGTTTGAAGGGCAGACCTTCGAACTGACGAAGGGAATGAATAAGAACTATGATATTATCCTGAACCAGGGGACAAATACGTTGAAATTTACAGGAACCGGAACTGTATCGATTGATTTCAGAGGGGGTGTTTTATAGTGTACAAAGTTACGGTTGTAACGGATGGGAAAGAATACCCGCTTTTAAATAAGGTGTTGAGACTTGAAAATCCGAGACTAAAGGAATTGGCAGGAAATTCACCCGGGTATCTTAAGTTCAAGATTACACCTAAACATCCGCATTATGATAAGATTCACCCGCTGTCTTCGGAACTTTTTGTGTATGAGGACGGTGTGGAGATCTTCCGTGGGCGGAGTACGACAACCGAAGGGGAATTTAACCGGACACATCAGCTCAGCTGCGAATCAGACCTTGCTTATCTGTGTGACAGCATTGTTCACCCTTTTGAGTTTCAGGGCAGCATTATAGAGTTTATGACTCAGGTATTGAACGGACATAATGCGCAGGTGGAAGAACGCAAGCGGTACCTTTTGGGGCGCGTGAATGTGGTAGATAATAACAACTACATCAACCGGAGTAACTCCGATTATTCCTGCTCTCTGGATTGTCTTAGAGATAAACTTGTAAAAACTCATGGCGGATATCTCAGAACCCGTCTTGAAGATGGTAAGCGGTACCTGGACTATCTCACGGATGGTGGAGGCACAAACAACCAGACCATCCGGTATGGCGTTAATCTGGTTGATTACAGCAAGACGCAGGATGCAACAGAACTCTTCACAGCGCTTATCCCAACCGGTGCAGACATTGACGAAACATCCACGGGGGGAGAAAGTGTTACCAGGACGGTAGATATTACTTCGGTCAATGACGGCAAAGATTTTATCTATGATGCTGACGCAGTGCAGCAATACGGCTGGATCTTCCGCCAACATAAGTGGGAAGATGTAACACTTCCGGAAAACCTTATCAAAAAGGCGAGAGCATATCTGGAGCAGTCGATCTATCTGAGCGATGTCCTGAAGCTGACAGCGGTAGATTTGGCAAACATTGATGTTGATATCAAGCGATTGAAAACTGGATACTGGACAAAGGTAATATCCCGTCCTCACGGTGTGGATGTTATGTATATCCTGCAGGAACGTACGCGAAACCTGCAGGAGCCAGGAAAAGACACAGTTACCCTGGGCGGCACGATTGCTACGTTATCTGGCAGCATGGCGAAATCCCAAAAGGAATTATCTGCAAAAGTGGAGCAGGTGGGACAGGCGGCGACAAAAGGCATCGACCAGAAGATTAATAATGCAACGCAGCTCATCAGCGGCGGACTCGGCGGTTATGTGGTAATTGGACGCTCAGAGAACGGTCAGCCAGAGGAAATTCTAATTTTGGACGCGCCGACGAAAGCCAATGCCAAGAACGTGATCCGGCTCAACAAGAACGGCATCGGATTTTCCACCAGCGGATACAATGGAGTGTATCGGAATGCCTGGACCATCGACGGAAATCTGATTGCGGATTTTATTACATCTGGAACTATGTATGCGGACCGGATTAAGGGCGGGACGCTGACTCTTGGAGGCAAGGACGATGCGAATGGTATTATGAATGTACTTGATTCAACTGGCGAAACTGTTTGCCTCCTTGATAATCAAAGCCTTAAGGTGTTCGGAAATATGGTAACGACTGATTTTAACATAGCTTATGATGCGATTGATAGATGGACTGCAATTCGAGTTATGGATAATAAGAAAGATTACAGCGTACAGATTACAGAGATATCAATGTATGCATTTGAAGGGCTCGGGGAAGATTTAAATGGAAACTATAGTGAGCAGGATCCCACTGAATTTTATATTTCTGAGAACGGCGAAACAGCTGCCCATGTTAACTCAGACGAAATATATACAAAAGGCGATGGTACCTTTGGAGGCGATTTAAATGTTACTGGAAAGAAACACAGAACAGTACAAACCCCTGATTACGGAAACATCAGCCTATCTGCTTATGAGATGGCTTCTCCAATGTTTGGTGATATTGGAAGTGGTCAGATTGGAGATGATGGTTTGTGCTACATCTGGATCGATCCGGTGTTTGTGCAAACCATCTTCGGAGAATACCAGGTGTTCGTTCAAGGTTATTCAGATGCTCCGTTTTATGTCGCGGAAAGGGCTTCTGATTATTTTGTGGTTAAAGGTCCGGCTGGAGGTTTGTTTGGTTGGGAGATTAAAGCAAAACAGGCAGGGCTTGAGCAGGAGCGAATGGACGCATTTCACCGGAGAGAAAAGAAAGAAAAAGAGACATATGGTAAAGATGGTGCAAGATACTATCAGGAATACATGGAGGGATTGGCGAAATGAAAAAAGTAACAGCAATTACAATCTTTGATACAGCGGTGGGGACAAGAGCAAGCATCGTTTACAGCGAAATTAATGATGATGGTGTGATTGTAAAGGACAATATCCGTTTGGATCGCATCATCGTGGATAAGACAGTCCTTAAGAGTGTGGCTGCGGTAACATCCTACGCACAGGAGCTGGTTGATGGATTGGAGGGCTAAAGATGGCGGTTGATAACATTGATTTAAGCGGAGAGATTAAAGCCTGGAAAGATGCGGCTTACGGCAAGGATGTCAGGGCGGCAAATGTGGCGGCATTTGAGAAGATACAAGGAACTGTGAACGATACGGTGCAGAATGTTAATCAGGCGTCCGAGGATGCTTCTAGCGCATCGCAGAATGCACAGAAAGCGGTTGATGATATCCAGTCCGCGATCGAAACTGCCACAAGCAAAGCGAGTGAGGCGGCCGGAAGTGCAACAGCAGCGGATACCTCGAAGAAAGCGGCGGCAAGTAGCGCAGCGGCAGCGGATAATTCAAAGACACAAGCGGCAGCATCGGCAGCGGAAGCAAAAAAGATTGCTCAGGGTTTGGGCGATTTTGACGGAACAGCTGCGAAAGTCAAGACTACCGATACATACGGTTTGGTAGTGAGTGCCTTAGGGGAGAGCACCGCGCAGGCGCTGATTGACGCGATCGCCAATAAGGTTATGAATGAGCTCATCAACAAAAATAAGATTGTAAATAACCTTCTGGCAACGGATGCCTCCACCGTTCTGGCGGGAACGCAGGGCACGGCGCTGGATAAAAGGCTGGTGGCGGCGGAGAATGCGGTTACTCAGTTAAATAGTGACCTGAAAGTTATCTATTACAGTGCTTTGGCCGGGACTGATGATTCCGTGGTTCCAAGTAATACTCAAACTGTCGCTTATT